CCCTTCCACAACCTGCAACACTTTTTCTTTTCCCCCCATTTCGGCCAATTTCGACGAAGTGACGTCGAAATAGGGTTCTCCTGACAGTGCCGTCGCAGTGTTGATGAGCAGATCTTTTATTCCAGGCACGTGTCGATGCTCATACGCAGCAGACAAATACTTGCCTGCCATGTAATCTCTGTCGTTGACATCACCATTGCGATTGGCCCTGATGTTCAACTTCGACAACACGCGCCCGAATTGCGGGACGGGACGACACCCAATGGTGCCACGGATATACCTCTTACGATAAAAGGTAGCATGATGTCGGCCAGCCTGTGGAACGACCTCAGCGGTCATACCGCTGTCGTCGTACACATGTTCAATGGCAGACTGGAACTGCCCGACATCACCCGTGACATACCCAAGGTAGTCGTCCCCACCGTGTATGTTTGTGCTTTGTGTCATACCCGCTCCAAGCAAAGCCGCTTGGATGAGACACATGTGTACGTAAGAATTCCCGGTAGTGGTGGTCGTCTCCCCAGACCACCTCTGACCCTTGACGCGTGCGACGACACCGTACCTTGTCCACACACGCACCGAAACATTCTTCGCAAACTCCCGCACAAACCACAACGGGGCTCCCAATTTCATGTAGAACATCGCCTCTGGTTTGCGAAATTCTGCACTTTGGCTCCCATCATTATTCTTTGCGTCGCACTCCACTGGCTCTCCCACGGAGGTCTCCATGACATCACCAAGCTCCTCCCCGGAAACGCCACACGCATAGACAACCCGGTTGCCTGTGTTCATGGGGTTTCTCAGAGAGAAAACCTGCTTCATCCTGTCGTTGAGTTCCATCACGACAGCCCCAGTTATAGCATTGTACATATCTGTACCTTGATATACAATGCGCGGCTGGGCCCCGTGGTCCTTCAGGAGCACTTCTTGTTTCGCGAACACATGTTTTGTCCCCATGTCACTGCGCCATTCATCTCCTTCCAGCGCCTCCAACAAACGCTGCGCCTTACTACCATCACATGTGACAAGGTACTTCTCGATGAGTTCCTTGTCGACTCGAACCACTGACAATGGCTTAAATTTATCCATGATCAACTCGTGACCACGCTTAAAATCAGTGATATCCTCGAGAGAAGGTGCATAATCGCACCTTTTCTTCATAGCTTGCATAGTGGCACCCGCAGTGTTTGTAGGCACAGTGACCGGGATCCCCGCGACAATGGCTCCTTTAGCGACTCCGGCATCCATGCCTGGTTCGTCGTCTTTAACACGGCACACATTGACGTTCACCTTAATGTTCTCGAATTTGACTTCGCAATCATGGGTTGTGAAACCATTAGTCTCCAATCCATCTTCAACCACAGTTTTGCGAGCTCGAGCTCCAGCTTTCTGCTTGTTTTGAACTTTGAT